CAGTCTCGGGCCGAACCGGTCAACTCAGCCAGCGTATCATTCAAATCCTCGCTCTTCTCGTTGGCCGGGTCCAAGAACTGGACAAACTGCAACAGAGGCTGAGTGGCCCTGTTAGCTCTGATCCCCAGCTTCTCCATCGCCGCCGCCATCCCCAGCACTACCGGAACGCCCCCCTCTACGTCTTGAACCATCGGGCCGACTTGTTGCATCAGCATCTGCATACTGCCATACGACACACCGAATTCCCGGTTCATGGCGACCATTGCCGAAGACAGGTTGAATGCCTCTTGGGTCGTCAACGACATGGAGGACATCAGGGTGGTCATCCCCTTCGCCGCCGCCTCCGTGCTTTGCCCGGAGACCTTGCCGAAAATGGATGCCTTGAGGGCAAAATCTTCCAGCCCCGCCGCCCCCACCCGCCCGGACTGCGCCGCCATCTCTGCGGCCCGGAGCAGGGGCTCGGGGGCCTTGCCCAGACCCATGAATTGATTGGCAAGACCGTCTACAGAACCGCCAACATTCTGAACTGCAAAATCAACCTGCACCATGGTGTCTTCAAGTTCAGACGCCGCCCAGATGGCGCTGGAGGCCACGGAAACGAACCCGGCCCCCACGAGCCCAAGACCAGCCCCGAGAGCGGCGGAATTCTCCTTCAGCGCATCTGCCACACTTCCAGTTCTGATCAGACTATCCGTGAACTTCTTGATCGAACCCAGAGCATCGGCGGCTTCGACCAAGAAAACGATCTGGAACAGTCTGGAAATGTCCGCCATGGGCTAGTGCCTCATCTTAGCTGACTGGATCTTCGACTCCATTTCCTCGTTGTGATCTAGGCACTTCTGGAGCCACCACGTCCGCTCCAGATCATCCATCTGCATCACGTCCCCGTAGGTAACCGCCCCCTCCGTGGACATGACGATGTACCAGACCTGATTCCTCAGATCGTCTCCCGCTGTTTGGGAAGCGGAAATAAAAAATCGGAGTTCCGGAAGGTGAACTGGATCTTCTTTCCGCACGAGGGGCAATCCGTCTCCTGCTTGAAATCAGGCCCCGGCTGGCGCTCCGTGAACGCCTCTGCGAAAGAGTCGATGGCCGGGAGGGACAATCCATCGAAGAAGTCCGGGGCGAACGGCCCGGCCTGCCCGTTCCACTCCAAAAGACAGGAGGTATACAGCTTGTAAGAAGCCGCGATGGCATTCTTCTCAAACATCGGGACCACGGCCTTCTGCTCCAACCCACGGGAGAACCGGCAAAGGGCCTTGACCCCCTTGTCCGTATTCATCCGGAAAGCCATCGCGCCCGCCCCATCCACCTCAATGATCTCGTACTCCTTGTCCTCCAGCCGCTTCACATTGATCTCGGAGAGGTCGAACGTCACTCCCAGCCGCTTGCGGCATCCCTCGCACTCCACCTCCGCCCGGACGGTGGATCCCATGGAGACCCGCCGGATCTCCATAAGCAGGAAGTCCCTGTCCCCAGACAGGAGTTCATCCAGAATCCGGCTGTTGATGCTGTAGGTTCCAACCCTGCGGAGGCATTGGGTGAAGATCATGTCGGTGACTTTGGTGGGGCTGGTGCGGACATCCTCGCGGGCAATGGACTTGCGGGTATAGCCGGTCATCGGGAGGATCTCCGCGTCCCGATGAACCTTCCCCTCCTTCAGCAGTCCGCCGGGAAGTTGAACTACGGTTCCCGGCTCTTGAGTTGCAGGGGATCCCTGTGTGACCTCGGCCATGGCTCCTCCTTGGGCACCGCCCAAACCCACGATTCTCATGCGCTACGGCCCTACACCGGACCGTGCGCCGTTCGGTTATGTGCCGACAATTCCCCTCAACTGCGTGGCAAGATTGCTCCCACCGCCGCTCTGGAAGATGCTGACATCCACCTGACCCTCATGGGCCAGAACCACGCTCTCGATGGCGACCTCGCTGGAGCCCGCATCCAAGTCCCCGATCTCAAGGGAAATCGGCCACGCCTGCCGGACCTTGATGGTCCGGGCCACGCTCGATCCATCGCAGTTCTTGACCGAGATGGTGAGGCCCTTCTTATACCCCAACGAACACGCAATGACCGCGTTGCGCCAGTTCATGAAGCTCTCCCGTATGCCGACTCCACGGGTAAGAGTGATGTCCTCGTACTTTCGGAGACCGGCGAACTTCCGCATGAAAGTCTTGTCCATCCCCTCCCGGTACTCGATGGGATCGGTGGCCTCCTTCAGGCCCCCAACCTTGGTGAATCCAGCCGCGACATCGAGGCCCTCGACGTTGACCTCAAACCGGAACGCAGTCGCTGGAGTGATAACCTGTGCCTCGGCCATGGAAATCCTCCTTACCTGCCAAAAACATTCTTGGTGCTGGAAACAAAGCCGGAAAACCTCGCCTTAACCGCCTCGACCATCTGGGCCGATTTTTGAGCGTCATCCGAGGATATCGGGATCATGAGATCGTAGGCAATCGTCAACCGTTCAATCTCGATCTCGCTTGCCTTGGAATCCAAGTCCCCCAACTCATAGGCGCAGGGCCACGCTCTTTGGAACTCGGCCCCCATGATTACAACCGGGGGATTCGCCTTTATCGCCCCCTCTTCTTCCAAAAATCCGCCAGACCACACCCGGATAGTCGCTCGGTAACCAGAATCATGAGCAACAGACTTAAACCACTTTGTAAGTTCCGTCCCCCCGTAGCAAATCCCCCGCTCCAGAACCAACCGACCCCCCTTCCTTGGACCGGGGATCAATCGGGGCATCGTGGGATCTCCTCCCGCACGTTTCTCCTCGACCGAAAATTCCTGCTTGAGCCCGCTGATCTTGGCGAATCCGCCGCTGATAGCACTCCCGCGTACCTCAAACAGGTACTTAAACCCGAAGTTAATCCGGGTCTTCGGGGGGCTAATCTCGCGGATATCCATTATCTACGCGCAAGCTCCTCTTCGATGGTCGTCCCACCGTCCCACAGACCGACCCGAACGATCACGAATTCGGCAGGGATCGGGGGGTTGATCCCGATCTCGACGTTCATGCGTCCCTCGCGGATCTCGCTCATCGGGTTGGTTTCCGAATCGCAACGGACGAAGTAGGCCCGGTCAACGGTCCCATCCTGAGAGAACAACTGCCCACGGAGGAACATGGACTGCAAGAACTCGGAGCAGGCGATCCGCACCGACTCCCACGTCCTCGGTTCGTTCAACTCGAAGACCGCGAACCGGAGACCGCGCCGCAGGGACTCCTTCACGTAGTTCAGGATGCGGCGGACGTTCACGTAGTGCCGACCATCGTGGTAGTTCGTCAGGGTCCGGGCACCCCAGATCCGGATTCCTTCGCCCATGAACGACCGGATGACGTTGATCCCGATGGGGTTCAGGAGATCCTGCTCACCATCGGAGGTGTTGTGGGTCAGATCCAGCACGTCGCGGAGGGCGACGTTGGCCGGGGCGAACTGGACGCCACGGGTCACGCCCGTTTCCGCGTACTTGCCCTGCACATGGCCCGAGGGCGGGACGACCAGCCGCTGGTTCCCAACCACCGGGTCGCGGACGATGAGCCACGGGTAGTACAGGGCCGCATAGGACGAGTCCACGTTCAGTTCGATGTTGCGGAAGTTGATGACCTCCATCGGATCATCATCGGCCACCGGGGCATCCAGAACCACCATGAGGTTGCCACGGCGCTCGGCCAGCCCCACCGCTTCCTTCTCCACCGTGACCAGCGTGATCCCGGGGACGGAGAAGAAGTTGAGTTCCGTCTGCTCATCCAACAGGAAGATCCCGCTCTTTGGAGCGACGGGAGAGCCGATATAGTCGGCATCCGTCAGCGCGGCACCCTCGGTCCCGCCGGTCAGCGGGAAATTGATGACCGGCTCGGGCAGGGCATTGAGGACATCCACCAGCGGCGGGAACAGATCGACCACCGACAGGAGCTTGGATTCGTTCCCTTCGCCGTACAGCCGGACTTGGAAGTAGTCCCGGGTGCTGGTCGGCTCGGTGGAAAGACCCTCAAACTGCTCGCTGAACCTCCCGTTCTCGTAGACGTAGAGGTTGAACTCCAAGGACGTGGCAATGGTCGTGTTGGCGGGGAGGGTCGCCGCGCCCGAGATGACGATGGGGGCGAAACGAATGATCAGCCCGTCAATCCTCTCCACCACCGCCGACCCGTAGTTCGCACCATCGTCAAAGTACATCCGGGCACCGATAGCCAGATTGCTGACCGAGCGCAGGGTGGCCTGCGCGTCACCATTCGCCAGCGGAAGAGCCAGCAGGGTGTTCAGCCGGTGAGCGGACGACGAATGGACCAAGGTGGATGCAGGCGGGAAGACGAACGCCGGGGGAAGGCCAAGGATGGGCCGGACCACCAGTTCCCGGGTCCCCACGATGATGTTGAAGACGAAATACTTGCCCTTGGTGGCGGACACCAAGTCCTCAAGGACAATGAGATCCCCGCGCTGGACGTTCCGCAGGGAGGAGACGGCGATCAGGGTGGATCCATTCTGGACCACGGCGGTCGGCTGAAGGATCGTCCTCCACCGCTCGACGTTGACCGACACGTCATTGCCCCACGCCCCGGCGGAGATGGCCGCCGCGTCGAGCATGGGAGCGGCTTCATGGTTTGCCAACTGGGCGGAGGCTGTCAAGGCCCCCAGCCCAAGAACGCGGACCACGAAGCACCGTGTGCCGCCCTCGTTGAAGAAGGCGCGGACAGAGGGCTCAAGGAACGATCCTTGATAATATCCGCCGAACTTGTCGTAGAACTGGCTGACCGAGGTCACCAGTTCCGCCCTGCTGGTCACGCCCTTCTTGGCGACACCAACGAACCCACCCGTGTTGACTCCGACCCCGATGATTCGCGGGACACCCGGCTCCTCGATGACATAAACATCGGGATGGAGGGTTTCGATTCCTGCGAGCGCCATGAGTTCACCCTTCCTTTTTCGGGGCCGCCCCAGTCAGGAGCCAGCACCCTCTCCACACCGAATGGAAATAAATGCCCGGACTGTCGCCTGTCCGGTGCGTTTGGGATTATCGCCTCGCCGCCATTGCCGTCCGGTCGATCAACAGCTTGGCACCGAGCAGTTTCTGCACCTCCCGGCTGTTGAACTGGGCGTCCGAGAGTTCGATCTCCTGCCGGGGGATCCAGATGGCGCTCTCCCGATCCCCGTTCGACCTCGTCGTGTCGAGGTTCGCCACCTGCTGGGTCAGGGAGACATTCATCAGTTTGTGAGCCATTGCCGTTCTCCTAGATCCGTTCCACGTAAATACGACGAAGGTACGATGGTATATTCAGGTTACAGGTGTTTTGCGCCGTAACCATGATGTTCACGTCCTTGATCAGCGGAATAACACCATTTTCTACCCTAAGATTCGGTTCGTCAAGGTCATCCAAGATGCCCTTGAGCCAGATCATGCCCATGATCTTCAGGTCGATCCCACAGACGAAAAGCCCTTGGGCCACCCGGTCTTCCGACACTTCCCTCTCTGCCGACATGATACAGTAAGTTTCGCCCGTGGCTACGGAGAAAAAGTGGTCGCTCTTGTCCAAGATGCGGGCACAGGCGTCGATCATTTGGAGGGCCTCCCGCTTCAGGGAGGACTGCACCCGGACGGTGGCGTAGGCATAATAGAACACCCGGAAAAACTGAAGCCGCCCAAGCCCCTTGGCCCGGTTCCTCTCCACCTCGGGCTTCCAACTCCGAAGATCCACGTACTGCTCAATGGAGGTAACCGTCACCACGATGGAGGGGATCTTGCTGATCTGGAAGAAATCCTCGGCCCCGATGAACACGTCCGGCACCCCGGTGAACCGTACCTCCATGTTCCCAATTTGGGGGCCAAGCATGGTGACAACCCGCCCGGACAGGGAGGAAAAAAGGTTGATCAGCCGCCCGGGGTCCGTCGTGGTGTTGTAGACCTGAATCGGCTCGGTGATGGTGACCTCAAGCCCCGGCTCCGTGGCAATCGTGATGGTGGAGGCCGCCGTAGCCAGTTCCGCGAAGTAGAACATCGGAACCTGCACGCTGGTGTCGATGTATCGCTTCAGGGAACGGGTGATGTCCTCGTAGAAATCCATCTTGTGATCGTTGTAGAAGGAAACCCCGCGAAGAATCGGGCGCTGTCTGCCATCCGTGCTGGGGGTCAACCGGGCCTTGATCCGAACCTGCTTGGGCGTGATCAAGGGGAGCAAGGGCGAGCGCAAATCAACAATGTTCCCGGGATTGTAGGTGTTCAGGTAGATTCCCGTCGCCGGAAGCCAAGCATCCGGGCCATCCACCCACACGTACCACGTCACCCCGTTGTCGTTGGACAACTGGTAATCGATCTTGGCCCGCAGGGCTTCATCCATCGTTGCAATCTCTGGGTCACGATCCCACGCCTCATCGAACCCGAACAGGCTCTCCAGCCCTTCCGCCGCCCAGTTCCTAAGAACCACGGTCGTCTGGTAGTATTTCCCATCCGGGGAGTAAGCGGATTTATCAATATCCAACCGACGAAGTGTCAGCCCGACCGGGGGCAACAGGACGCCCTTCTCCGCCAGATCCGGAAGGATCGCGGGCTCAAAGGACATGCCCCAATCAGTAATCAGTTGATCCAGATGCGTGGACATCAGCCCAAGTCCTTGATGATCTGATCAGCCAAGGAATTCAGGATTCCCTTCGCCATCTGGTCCACCTCCCGCATTGCCGGGGCGAACCATGGTCTCATCGGAATCCGGAGATACTGCGTGGACTCCCTAAGAGGGAACCCCTTATGGGCAAAGAACCTACGCAATTCATCAGAGACCGGAACGGTGGCTCCTCCCTCATGGACCGCCCCGACCAACTGAAGATCCTGCCCCTTCTCCCCCTTCGCTCCTGCGGGAATCCCCGCAAACCACCTCTTCGCCTTCTTCCAGATAGTGATGGAGTTCACAAAACTTCCCGAATCGATCAGGATCCGGGCATCGCCCTTGATGGCCTTGGTGATCTCGGTCAGGGACTCCCACCCCTCCCTGCCGCCATTGATCCCCTCGACCATCCGCTCCTGCGCCAGAATAGCCAACTCCTTTTGGGCCTTCATGGTCTTCTCACCGGTCAACACCTTGTCGGCCCGGTTCAACTTGGCAATGAGTTTCCGGTACGTCCCGTACTGGGCGAACCTCATCTCCACTTTGTCAGCCATCAGATCGACCCCAACTTCTTCCTCTGCTGTTCCGCCTGTACGTGGAGCAGGATGGGAAGAGCAAACGTCTTCTGCCGGTTGCCCCCGAATGGGGACGCCTTCACGGACTGGATGACGTTGAAGTCACAGGGCACCCCGTCGATCTCCACAATCCGGTCCCCCTTCTTTATGACGAACCCGGGGGAAATCAAATTCAATTCCCTGAACCGGAACACGAAGTGGACGGCGGAGGGCACCGAGTCGCCCGTCTGGGTCCTCTGCAACTGGAAGGTCTGCTTCAGCCCCACGGTCTGCCCGATGATCTCAACCGGCTCCGAATAGGTCCGGTTCTGCTTGGCCTCCCTGAAATCAGAATCCTTGACCGTCGTGGTCGTGTTCAGGATCCGAACCTTCACCTTGATCCGGTTGATCCCAACCGGCTGGTTGTACGGGAACGCAGGCGGCGGCATCCATCACCCCTCACGCAAGCCCAATGTACATGGCCGGGGTGCTGAACTGCTGGAGGATGTCGTCCACCTCCACGTTTCCAGTCGTCCAAGAGCCCCCCGCGTGCCCGTTCGTGGCGGGCATGGGACTCATCCCGTAGGAGTATCCTTCCACCGACTCGCTGTTGAGCCGGGTCCCGATCCCGAAGGGGGACTGGGCCGTGTCGATGTCCCCGATCTTCTGCCACCGGTCGCGCACCATGAGCAGGCACGCCCGCTGAATAAGGTCGGGCACCCGCCCGTATCTGACCGCAGGAGACCCCGAGGGGCAGGAGAAGTTCACGGCCTCGCAGGAAACCCGGGTGGGGGCATTCAAAAACCCCGTGATGATGACCGACCCGGATTTCGGGAACGGATCCCGCCCGACCAGAAGCGTATCGTTGACGTTGAGTCCGGAAATGCTGGAAACCGGGATACTGGTGTCCCCGACATCGATCTGTGCCGTGGTGATGGTCCGGACCGGGGCAAAATCGTCCACCAGCCAACCGAACACCCCATCCATGATCATGTACAGGGGGTAGTCTGGCAGGCGGGTATTCCGCGACACCATCATCACGTACCGGGGCTTCACCTGATACGCAACAGCGGGCATTTCAACGACAGCGAGGTCTTCGCGCCCCATTCGCAGGGCGAAGAAATCGAGGATCGGGACTTGATTGGGGAGACGGACGATGCTTCCGTCCGCCCCGTCTGCCCTGTGGACCAGCCGAACGGGCATGAACCATTGGTCGGTCAGACGATTGATCCAATGACTCATCGCCCCGATCAGGGCCGACAAAGAGGGGTCGTCAATGCTGAAGTCGCCAGTCGCGGGAATCCCAGCATACCGTGCCTGCGCGATAGTGACGTAGGCGAACGGGATGTGCAACCCGCTGGCGAAACCAGACCCAATGCCACAAAGTGCCATCCGACCCCCCTACGGAAACAGACGTTTCCGCACAAAGTAGTAGTACAGCCAAGGGTCGGCCATGTCCTCGGTTACATCCCGCCACTCCTTGACGCTGATAGCCATCTTATCGGATGGGAACCGTTTGGGATCGATCATGGACACCCGGTTGGCCGGATTCACCGGGGGAAACGGACCAACCGGGTTCAGGGATGCATCCACCTCCCTAAACAGGTACACCCCCGACTCGGGGGTGCCCATGAGCAGGAAGATGTTCGCGTCCCGTGGGTCATCAACCTGCGTGGCGGAAGTCTTGGAGAACGTATAAATCATACCGCTGGCGGGGCCGACAAATTGTCGGACCCCGCCGAAGCGGTATGAAAAGTACCTCGACATCCATCCCCCTTCCCCCCTCTATCGAGGGAAGTCGGATAACCGGTCTACATGACCAGCGTCCGGCGACGGATGTTCTTCGTCTTCACGATGGCGTCCACGTTCTCGACCTGCGCGTCCGCCTGATTGTACACGATGGTCTCGATCTGGTCCGTGTTCTTGTTGAACTCGGTGAAGATGCGGGTTCCGTCGAGGATCCCGAAGATGAAGTTCTTCGGGTTCGCCAACAGGAGGAACGACCCCTCGTACACCGTGTTCGACGTGCCAGCCGCCGCGCCCGTGTGGGTGACGCCGGGGACGGGCGGGAACGGGGTGACGACCGGATCGTTCGCCGGGAGCAGACCCAGCGTGCTGTACGCCTGAGAGGTCGCCGCGACCGGCGACAGAAGGATGGTCGAGGCTCCACCAGTCGTGGGGCTGACCAACAGGAGACGACCCTCGCGGTCATCGCGGGCCACGTCAACGAGGATCAGCGCGGGGAACGCCGTCTTGAGGGCGACGTTGATCTGCCGGGCAACCTCGGACGTGTTGAGCGTCCCATGAGACAGGGTCACGGTGACCAGCCCGATGGCGTCGATGTTGAGGATCAGCGTGTCGTTGGACGAGGTGACCTGGAACGGCCCGTACTCCGCCCCGAGGAACTCAGCCGCCGTCGCCGCCGTGATGGCGATGGGAGCGTCGTCGGGGATCAGGGGCACGCGGATCATCGGCGTCCCGAGGGGGGACATCTCGGCCCCCTGAAGGGCCGCGTCACCGAGGATCGTGCCACGGTCGGAGACCACGTCCGCCCAGTCGGTAGCGATAGCGTCACCAACCAGCCAGCGCAGACCCGGATCGTTCTTGTACTGCTTGGGGATCCGGCGCTTCATCTCGCTGAAGATGCCCTTCTGGATGGAGGCACCCTTCACGTCGAGAAGGTGGGCGCTCTCGGTCTGGGTGGCCCAGCCGTTCAGACGGCGGAGCAGGCGGTCACGCGGGGTCGTGCCGACCGTCGTGATATCGCCGTTGATGGCGAGATCCTCAAGGTCGGTGGAGATCCGCTCGACCATCGTGTTCATCACGGTCTGCTCGAACTCGTTCTGCTCGATGTTGCCCTGCAACACCTCGGTCGTGATGTTCCATGCGGAGCGGAGCTTCTGCGCCCGGAGGACGATCCTCTGGAACTTCGCCCGGGACAGATTGCCCGTGTCCGTCGCCTCGTCCACGGACTCGGTGACGGGCTCCCCGATCCACAGCTTGTCCACATCCATCAACGGACGGGGCATCCTGATGAACCGGCTGAGAGGCAGGAGGACGGAGAACTTCTTGACGAGGGTGATGAACTGCGTCTGCTGTAGCGGATTCAGCAGACCGCCAGAAAGCAGACTGCTCGTGGCGATGGTCTTCTCGATCATCTCCTCGTTGAGAGTGTTCTGCCCAGAACTGCCACGACTCGCAACTGCGGTATCCATGAAGCTATCTCCTTTCCCAAAGAGGGGTTTACAGACCCCACCAGAAATCAATACTTGGACAACGCCTCAGACGCGGCCTTGTTGAAGAGCCCCTGCCACATCCCGACCCGACCCTTGGGATGAGCCACCGTGGAATCATCGGATCCACGGGGGCCGCTGTGACTGACGCCCCCTGTCTTCTCGACTCGGTTCATACGAGCCTCCATCTCCGCGAGGCGGCGAATGGACTCGTTCACCATCGAACCGATCCCCTCCACCGACTTGTTCACCTGATCGAGGCCCTTGGACTGCTCCTCCATGACCTTCTCGACAGCCGCGAGGACCAGATCCTTCGTGACCTCGACGCTCTTGTGGAGAACGACCTCCAGCCCCTCATCCAAGGACTTCCCGAACTGGGAAACCTCAGAAGCCTGCGGGAGCCTGCTCGTCTCCGTCAGGTTCCGCATCGTGGCATCCATCGCATCCTTGGCCGTGGGTGCCGTGGTCTCGATCTCGCCGCCGGTCTGGATGTTGCGGCGATGGTCGGTCACACCGGAGGTCCCGACATCCGTGGAATCGCCCTTCGGGGCCTTGTCGGGAATGTACATCTTGCCCGGAGCCAGACCCTTTGCGCCAGACAGGGGGGCGTAAGGGCCTCCAGCCACGATCTGGGACGCAGGAGCCGTCTCATCCGAGCCGTGATCGGCCTGCGGATTCTGAGCGGCCTGCTTCGCCAGTTCGTACCGGGTCGTCCAGAGAAGGTTGAAGAGGTTCTTCTCGGGGGACTCGGTCTCGGTCTCATCCAGTTCCTCCTCCTCGGTGGAGGGGGTGGTGTAGCCCTTCTTCGACAGAAGAACGGCGATGTCGCGGGCCAGATCCTCGGCAGTCGCCTTGCCGCACTTCGCGGCGGCGGGCTTCAGACCCTCCTGCTCTGCCATCGTCTTCGGCGTCTTGGGGGTCTCGGTGTTCCGAGGGGTCGCCACGGCCTTCTCGGGGCACGCGCATTCAGCGGCCTTCTCGGGGCAGACGTGAACCGGATGCTCCTGATTCTTCGGCGCAGTCTCAGGGGCCGGAACCTTGGGTGCGGCGACAGTCTTTGCCTTTTCGGCGGCCTCTGTCGCGGGGGCCGACTCAGTCTCGGTCACCGGATTGGACTCCGGGGTCGTGACTGCCGTCTCAGGCGGCGTTTCCTTTTTCATCTCCCTCGCTCCTCCAAACATATCCTTGAAAGCCCTTCCCAATGAAGCAAGCACACCCATGCCTGCTTTCATGTCATCCGTAACCGGCTCGGGGGACGCGACCGGAGGAGGCTCGACCTCATGGGTCCAGCCTGCCTTCTCGGCATCGTCCAACGCCTTGGAAATCGCCTCCACGAAACTCGTCCGGGGGTTCGCGGCCTGCTTCTCCCGGGTCGAGGCGATGTGATCGAGGTCAAGATCGTTGATCGTGCGGGCCAGACCGTTCTGCGTCATCTCGATGGAGACCGCCTCGCGGTTCTTCAGGTTGAGCTTCCCACCAATGGAAAGTTGCCGCTTGCAGTTCCCGGCGGCAACCTCCTTGAAGAGCTTGCGAGCCTGCGGATAGTCGCCGTCGAGTTCCACATCCACGACGAGTTGCCGAACCTTCTTCCCATCCTGCTCCCGCTCAAGGATCTCCCCACCCACCGTCCGCCCGAACTCAAACACCGAGCGGTGGGTCTCAAGGAAGGGGACCCCGTCCTTTGCGGACTTCGCCATCTTCTCCAGCGCCTTCTGGCTCATGCGGTCACGCTGGAGGTCGATCCGGTCGTCGCTGGCGACGGCCCGGACATGCATCTTCCCCTTGTCGTCCTGCCACGCCTTCTCGCAGGTGGCATCAAAATCGATGCGAACGTCGGACAGGTTAATGGGATCCATTGTTCCCTCCGGACAAACTCAGGTCCAAACCCCTCCGCGACATCTCTCGCGCATCGGACATCAGTTCGATCAACATTTGCAGGGACTTCTCGGGCGGAACCCCGGTCATCAGCTTGGGGATGATCGCGGGCTTCTTCTGCGGCTCCTGCTGGGTCATCGTCCTGCCGGGAGGCGGAGTCTTGACATCGGCCTGCGGAATCTCGATCCCCCAGAGCAGATCGTCCGGCTTGCCCGCCTGCGCCTGCCCCCCGGCATCCGGCTGTACATCCGCCACCCCGGGAGAGACCTCCGCGCCGGGGGGAGGGGCTCCGGGTGCCGCAGGTGACGGGGGCTTCTGTTCGTCCTTGAGGGTGATGGCGAGGGCGAGCCCCGCCGAGAGTTCGGCCAAGGCCACCGCCAAGGGCTTGTCCCCGAAGAAGTAATCGTTGGGGTACGGAGGGCGGTTGAGCCTCTCGCGCAACTCATTCGGAGTGATGGCCCCCAGCGCGGCGTAGATGTGATCCATCCGCGCCTGATCAAGGGGGTCGGTCAGCGTCATGCGGGAGAACCGGAACTGGACCCGGATCTTCTTGCGAAGCGCCTGCATCTCATCCGCGTCATCCGGGGTCTTGGGATCGTTCCCCATCATGGAGCAGAGAAGATCCATCACGATGGTCTGATTGATCTGGTACTCTTTCTCCAGCCGATCCGGTTCAAACTCCTGCTCGTTGGTGATCTCTCGGGAGACCGCCGCCGAAGCCTTGTTGACGTTCTCGGTGGAGAAGAAGACCGGGGCCAGACCGAAGATTTCTCTCACTTCCTCGTCATTGGCGCTACGGTACGTCTGGAAGGAGGCGTCCTCGGTCACACCGACCGTCAGCGGGCGCAACTCCACCATGGTCTTGTTCTGCTGTTGGAACCCGACCTTGGTAGGCTCCACTTGGATGATCATCACCCGGTGGGCCTGATCGGGGCCACGGGCCTTCCCGCGCACGAAGTCCTCGATCTGCTGTTGGGACTCCTGCGTAAGCCTACCGCCAGACACCAGAAGGGCCATTCTGGGAACCGCATCGTTTTCAAAGAACGACACATTTCGGATGGCCGCCATGCGGTTTCCGGAGATGGCCGCCGAAGCGGGAACATACCGGGGTGATCCATAGAACGAAGACAGCGGATCGTAGACCTTGAAGTGGAGGATCTCGGAGGCGCGTTGATCCGGAGGCAGGGAGGAATTGCCGGAGTACCAGTCCCCGGATATCGCATCCATCACCCGCTTATCACCAAACTCCTTGAAGTAACGCTTCTGGTTTCCACGGATCTGGACGAAGCCATAGACCTGAGTGCGCCCCTCGACCTTCTTCATGGATCGGACGCGCATGGTCGTGGCCGGTACGTGGTACAGGCGGTTGATGTCGCCCCTGTTGTTGCGCACAATCTCGATATATCCGTTTCCCGTGGCTTCCTCATCGACCTTCATCAGATAGAAGATTTCGGAGAGGGGCATTTTCTCGTTGGGATAGCTGAACAGGGCGCGGAGCTTTTCTCCCTGCTCAACAACAATGCTCTTGTCCGTCTCCGGGGTCTGTTTCGTGATGGGGTGCATCGGCTCGATGTGCCATCCAAGCCCCACCGTGTTCCGGGCGAATGACCGGATGCACCGGGCGAGCCGCGTGTTCTGCTCCAGCGCCTGTGCCCACGTGTTGGGGTTGAACCGGGGAGGAATGAATTCCCCGGCGGCCATCTGGTTGAATGGATCTTCGGTGATCTGACGAGACTGGGACTTCCGGTCGCTTCCGCCATCCCCATCGGAGGCGTCAGCCTCCTCTAGCCCGCCGCTTTCCCGACCGACAAGAGTGACCTTGAGCAGATTCTCCATGTCCTCCTTGGCGATGGACCTTCGGAGGATCGTATCGGCCACTTCTTCCATGGGAAAATCCGGCATCATCAAACCCCAAGTTCCGCCCAGACTGCCAAAACAGACTGGACCTCACCGCCTGCCGCCCCGGTCACTCGGAACCGGTAGCGGGTAGCGGGAACCAACGCAATCGGACTGGGCGAGGCCGCGTTGGGCCAACGATACGACTTGACCGCCGTAGCCAGCAGGGAATCGATCAGATAAACCCGGTCCCCATCCATCACTTCAAGGTACAGGTTTACCAGAGTCGCGTTCGCCCGTTCCCACAAAACAGTCCTGAGAGTGAACGGGTGATATCTTCCACCGCCGACCAACAGCAGAGTCTCGGCATCCTTGGCATACGCACGTTCAGTCTGAAAAACGCCTTCGGATGCGCCCATGTCTCACCCACCCCATTGGATCCAGAGATTACCGGGTTTTGTGGCTTTTGTCCAGAACGAACTATTCTGGAAAAGGCCGAACCCTGTTGCCGGAACCTTCCGGCAACAGGGGCGAACCTCCCGGCCTACGCACTCAGGATTTCCAGCTTGGGTGTCGGAACCACGAAACCGGGAATCGCCGCCGCAACGAGAGCCGCCCTCAGTTCCGCGTTCTCTTCCATCAGGGCCACGACCACATCCCGCGTGTCCCAGATGTCCGTGTTGCCACGGCTGAATTCGGGCCGGATCTTGACGATCTGCCCATCACCGATCACCTTCGGATCGCCGCCGCCAGCAGGCATGGTAACCTCCCTAATTAGAAACCTTCGGCCCAGAGGTACGTCCCCTGAACCCCCATAAGAACAGACAGGAACTTACCACCGTCATCAGGAAAAACAAACCCCTCTTCCCCCGCCAAGCCTGCCATGATCTCTTGGATCGCCGGGTCGGATGTCCCGGTCTTCTCCACGGCTCGGCCATCCTCCAAGGCAAACAGGGCCATCTGCCTTGGATTCCCCTCCTCATCCATCGCCATGATCCGGACGTTCTTGGCAACCTCCGCCTCGATCACAGCACGCCGCCGGTCCAACTCCATGATGATCGCGGGCCAGTTCCCATCGAATGGGATCGCCTTGTCATCCACCGTCGCATGGAAGAATATTTTCCTCGACTTCTGCGCCCCGTCCGCCGGGGGATTCTCGTTAATATAGTCGAAGGGTATGCCGTTGGCCTTCAGCACCTTTTCAGCGTCAGCCTGCCCCTCGGCATCCCGGGCGGTCCAGACAATGATCCGCCACCCCGTCTTACGGAGATGGAGGAGCGCATCCTTGGCCCCCGGTAGCACATGATCCCGCTCATCTGCGATGGTGTTGTCGAAATCCACCGCAACGGTCGGAACATGCACCCCGGTGACTACCACAGATCCCCGAGCCTCTGCCATACATCCAGACCCTTGAGTTGCCTGACCCGCTTCAGGACGCCGCCCTCCTCGCCGCTCTTGAATCCACGGCCTTGGAGGATACGGTAAACGGCGTCCTCATCGATGGACTGGATCTCCGCCTGAACATCCGGGTGGATTTTCGTGCCAACGAGGTGCTTACCAGCACTTGTCCGGAACCACTTCCGCTGGTCACCCTTCACGAAAGCGTACCCGTTGTCGATGGCGTATACGCGCCGATGACGATCCATGATCCAGTTGTTCGCGTGCCTGTCGATTTCACCACGGATGAAATCAAACGCGGCAAGGCGGTGCAACCAAGGGTTTTTCTGATCCTGCCGGTAATCATACCCCTTGCTCTGCCACTCCCATGCCGTGGGGCGACTCACCCACGCCTGCACGCTCCCGTATCCAAGCTGGGAAACGTGCCTTCCCACGGTGGGGGGAACAAGGTCGAACTTGAGTTCCCGGTCGAGTTCGTAGGACAGGATCTCCCGCTCCGGTCCGGTGATGTTGATGTCCACGCTCTCGCAGTACCGCTTGTTCTCAAACTGGCAGTAGACCGTCTTCATCACCGCCTGACGGGTGGTCATTCCGCCCGACTCCACCCCATCAAGAAAAACCACCTTATAGGGGCGGTGCAGTCCCCTGCCGATGGACGCAAATTCCGACTCCTCCGCCGTCCGGAGCATCATCCGCATGACTTCCCGGTCATGCCAGCCGCCCGGCTTTAGGGAAGTCGGCGTCCAGAAGGGACCTCCGCTCGCCGCGTCCAGATGGTCTCTCAGGAATCGACTGCCCAGAGAGACCCCCCGGTACTCTACCGGGGGTCCGCCAAACGCAGAGAACATCCGCCCCATCCGCAGGGATTCGACCGTCTGCATCAGTCACCCAGCGTCATGACCCGAATCCGCTGATCCGCCCCCTGCATGGTGATCTTGATCTTCAACACCCCGGCGGGGCCGGGCGTGTTGGGACCCACCTCCAGCAGAACGGTCTTGTACACCTTGTCGGAGTCGCCCTTGCCGTCGAAGTTGACGAAGAACCCCTCGCCATCCGCAAGGATGATGACGTACCTCGGATCCGCGATGGATGCAAAGTACGGGGCCAGATCGAGGACGACCGCCCCGAACACGTCATCCAGAAGCTCCTTCGCGTTCAGGGCCGCTCCCGTCACCGACTTGCTGATCGTCGGGCCGTCCGAAGGGGACAGACCTGCGCTCATGTTTGCCGTGAAACTTGGATTCGCCATCGAAAATCCTCCCAGTTACCCCCGAGGAATATCGAAGGTATGAGTATGACCATCAGCCTCGTCCACCATCCCCACCGTAGTGATCGGGTGTTCGTGGCCGTTCACCATGTCGGTCTTTCCACGTACCACGCATCCATCCTTTGAGGCAATCACCAGCACTCGATGTTTATGTTCAGGAGCTAGAACTCCGGAAACCAGATCGGTAATCGCCTCGACCCGCTTCTCCCCGAACTCCGTCCGGGGTTGCCAATGCCACGCGCTATTCTCGTCCGGCACCGACCCGGCGGGGATGTTGTGGGTCCCCCCGGGGATCGCGTGGAACCGGTCGCACCTGCCCGTGGCATTCATCGCCAACTTCCACTCCTCGCACCACCCAACAGAATCGAGGCTCTTCAAAGTCTCGGCGGGCTTGAATCCCGCGCAGTTGGCGCACGCCGTCGCCGTGCCCTGCGGGATCTCCATGCAGATACCCCGCTTCAGGATGGCCGAGGTCTGGTCCGGCTGGGAAGCAAGTTCCCATCCATCCTTGCCCAGAACGTCAAGTTGGGCGAGGAGGTCTGGCAACAGCCGCTTCTCAACGAACTTGTACTCGTACCTCATCGGAGTACCTCAGTAAACAGGAGCCGCCGGGGGAGGAAGCGAGCCCGGACGGTTGGGGTCGCTCGTCACCTGATCCGAAGGCTTCCCGTAGACATCCACGGGATCACGGGGGTGCGCCCACGCGCCGAACTGCCCGGGGGCCAGTTTGACCTGCCCACCCATGCGAGCGAGGGACGACATGACCGCCGGTCCATGAGTCGCCAGACCCGTCTGAGCCGACACGATGCGGGGTTGCATCTCGACGTTGCCGCGCCGGGCGAAAGCGCCCAGTTCATCGGCCTCGGCGGGAGGAACGCCCTGAACACCCGCGCCGGGGATGTTCGACGGAACCCGGGGCTGGGGCGTGGGGACGATCTGCTTCTCCACGTCACCGGTCCGGGCGCGACCAGACTTGCTGATGTTTCCGCTCTGCCCCGAGCGGGCGTAACCTGCGAGACTCATACCACACTCCTTAAAAAGAGTGCAACCGATTGCACTCAATCCTGAGTTTCCCCTGCCGGACTCGCCAACGGAGCAAGACGCATGACCAACGTAGTATCGCGGGTAGCCAACGGGCTGGAGATCAGGGTTCCACCCTCCTTCTTGACCTCCTCGATCTCCACATCCAGCCCCCAGAGCCTCTGCTCAATGACCGTCTCCAGCTTGGAGCAGTCCTTGGGTATCTGACCCGGAGGAAAAGATTCCTTGGTCACCTTCACGGGGGCAATATACAGCTTTTTGACTTTCACCGCCGGGGGAACGAACGGGAGATCGAACTTCGACCCCATCACCCCCATGGGCATCCATTGAAGAGCCACCACCCGATCCCCAACCTTCAACTGCTTTGGCCGAACGAACGCAGGAGGCTCCTCGGGGAGATTACGCTCTAGCATCAATTTTCCGGTGTACTCCGTCACCGGGCGAGCGCCCTTGGTGATGGCGTCCTCCACGATGGACTTCGCCTTGTCTGTCATGGGCAGGCGATCAAACCCGCTGTCCTTCAAGATCTTCTCGATGTCCACCGTCTGCTCAACGGCCTTCTCGGTCTTGGGCTTCTCGGGCTTGACTTCGCCCTTCGTCACGATCCTGATGGAAATTTTTTCGGGCAGTTTGGCGGCCAATTCGCGGATACGCTCCTCGGGAAGCCCCGTCTCTACGATATCCATAAGACGACGAACCTCGCTTGGCTCCCGCTTCCTGCTGATCTCGATGGAAGAGCCATCCGCGTGTTCAAACAAATCAACGCGGGGGTTCTCCCGCCCGGACGACATCAACTTGAACCCACTCATCGCTATACGGGGGATCAGATCCTTGAGCGCCGCGATGTTCTCACCGGCAGTCGCCTCCCTGCCGTAAGAACGCAACCCCGTGGACTCGGCGGGGGTCGTGTCCTTCATCTGGGCGATGCCCTTCACCGCCTCGGCCACATGATCGAGATGCTCCCCCGGATGACTCACGAACCTCTGGGGACCCGGGACGGCGGGCGGAGCATCCGGCTTGGCCGAAGGCTTCTCCCCCTTATCCGGTTCCTTCTTCGCCCGCTCGCGCTTCTCCCATGCCAGCCGTGAAGCCTCCGACCGAGCGGGATCCACGGATCCCCCGGCCTTCTCGACGGAGGCGCATTCAAAAGGGCGGTCAATCTCCTTCCGCGCCTTCTGAATCTCGTCCCACGTTGCCTCATTCCGCTTCTCGATCTCCTCTGCCTCGATGGGCGGCGTGGTCTTGGGGAACAGAATCCCCGGCTGGAACACTTTCCTCAACGTGGTTCGGAGGGACTTATTGATAGCCGCAGATTTCTCGGCCATCGTCCCTCCAGACCAAACATCTCTGCCTTCATTCATTGCCTTCCCCTTTCACCCTTGGCCTGCCCCTTGAGCCAGCCATAACCCCCGCTGGTCCATGGATCTCCTTACTGACTTGCCTGCTCTTCCTGCTCCTTTACCGGAGCCGTCGCCTTCTCGGCGCGGCGATACACCCGCGCCACAACCTCCCGCAACTGCTGGGCGAAGGGGTTGACCACCTCCGAAGAGGCATCCTTGGCCGTGACAGCCATCCCCGATCCGGAGATCAGCCGATGGGCATGGGCGTGACCGCCCACAGGAGCCTGATCCGGGGCGGTACGAGTGTCCAAGGATCCATCCGGGTTGATGGAAGCCTCGACCATGTGGGTGTGACCACCGTTGAAGCTGGTGTATCCCTTGACACGATATCCATTTGGGTCATTGTAAGAGGACAGGTAATACTCATGCTGGTGCCCATCGGAAATCTCGGTCAGCCCGTGGAACACACCGGGGACATCCACGGGGGCTCCAGCCACCACCGCCGCAGGACCCTGCTGGGGGTTGACCATGCCGCCGGACGCCATGGAGATGGTCGAAATGCCGGGGGAACTCATGGACGCCTGACCGCCGCCGGTCGCCACCTGCTTCTCCGCGATCCCAATCACCCCGATAACTCCGGGGGCGATCCACACGGCCCGCACAGACTCCGGAACCACCCGTTCGATCTCGACCGAGAAGGCGTGCTGATCCTCCTTGATCTCATCGGGAGCGCCCAGATCCCGGGCGGAAAACCAGTTCCGAACCGCGTCCGTGGAGGCGAACTTCTTGGCCGAGAAATGGAGCCCGCCGATGACGATCTCCGGCAGTTCCACCTCTCGGTTGCACTCGTTCAACCCCCCATCGAACAATTGGGAGACGATCTCCCCTGCCCGGATGGTCTTCATGTGGGTGTCGCAGTACCGGCAGGCCATCTTCTGCCCGAGCATCTGGGGCCTCCAATCCAAGATGGACTGGACACAACACCCCTGCATCTGGCCGATGACCTCGATACCCAGACGCCCCTTCCAATCAGACTGCCCTGCCATGGCCGCTCCCTTCTATTTGATCTGGGCGAGGATCGCATCGCCCTCTTCCCGTGAAAGAAGTTCGACTGCGACAGCATTGTTCACGATGTACGCCTTGATCCGCTTCAACTGCTCCTCGTCAAACTCACCGGCATCATCATCCATTGACACCGTTTCCTCAAGAGCAGAAAAAGCGTCGGAGATGAAATCTGGGAAACCAGCCTCCTTGTAGACCAAGAACGCTGGCGGCTGGCTCTTCTTGACCTTGAGCCCGCCCCGCTTATCCGAAAGGATCCGGGCCATATCACGGAGAGCCCCGGCATTCGCCAGCCAAAATCGCTTCTGCTTCTCCCCCTCGGGTGTGCGGGCCTCCCCCATTGTCCGGTAACGGCTCATGTACGCCTTCGCCACACCTTCGGCCTGCCCGATTGCGGAGTTCAGGGTGCGCCACTTCTTCGACTCATTCCCCGAGAACTTGCTCTTCGGCGTATAATGAAGGAATCCATCCTTGTTGGGGGATGCCTTCTCGTACTCCTTGGCGCGAGCCTCCAGTTCCGGGGTGGCGAGAGCGGCGTTGGTATTGAACACCGCGTTGGACTCGTCGGTGAACTTCCCGAACTGGTCACGCCACGGATTCCCCGCCTTCTCGATCTCAGCCTGAGTAACCGCAATCTCCGTCGTCTTTTCGATCTCGCAGATGTCATCCAGCTTCTTCTCGACGGGACCGAGAGTGCCGATGAACTTAAGCCCGTGAAGAATGCTGTCCTGCGTATGCATAAGGGATCCTCCGAGGCTTCAAAAAGTCACTTTAGAGCGGTATGTCTCTTTCGTCAAGCCCCGTTCGCCTATAGTACCACCACCTGCCCATCCGAAGACTTCCTCGGTCGAATCACGGGTATTTCGGTAATCGGTATATGCAAATCCGAACGAACCTGATTGGTGGGAGGAACCATTCCCTCAAACGACGGTCGGAGGCTCTTGGGAGGAGCGGAACCATGCTCCTCCTCCTCCGTCAACTCAAGGTCTTCCTTGAACCGGTCCTCAAACTGGAAGTGGAGCATGGCGCACAGAAGGGCATCCGGCCCATGGTCGTCCTTCTTGATCGGCTTTCCCATCTTGTCCTGCCGATAACGCTTGAGTTGCTCGATGAACCCGGTCAGGTGCGAGCGCATGAAAAATCGGTTTTTGTTGGTGAAGAACTTGATGACATTCCCGATCCCGTAGTCCTTCCACTTCTGGAAGTTGACCGGGCGGATGTCGAACCCCGCGTTGCTGACCTCCAAGTTGTTGTACTGTCCGCTGGCATCCGCATAAACGAAAAATTTATCCGGTCGAATCGGGTACTTCTCGGCCCAGTTGGTGATGATACGGATGGCCTCCGGGGTGAGTTTCCCGGTCATGAAGTCGGACTCAAGGATGGCAACGCACCGGGGGAAACTGGAGGGAGCCAGAACGGACCCCACCTTCTTGGGGCGGAGCATGGCCGCAAGCACCATCGCCGTCTGCCCCTGAAGCCCCCAATCGATCCCGATGGATATCTCAGCGATCTCCGCCTCTTCCCCCGGCCATTCCGGTGCAACCTCGGAGCGTTCGATCCACTCCACATCGTAGACCGGACGCATCCAGTTGGGGCGCTGGTTCTCGTACTCCACCGCGAAGACGTTGGTCCCCCGGTTCATCTTCTTGGCGATCAGGACGTTCTTCCGGGGGAGGAATCCATCAGAACACCGGGATTTTCCGTTGCATCCGGTAAACCGCTCCCCCTGACACACCCCGTCCTCGCCGTAGAGAGCCTGCTTCTCGGTAAGGTAGCATTGGGACTGGCAGAAGTGCAGGGCCTTGGGATCCTCCGTTGTGGCCTCGTCCAGCCCCTCGACGCATTGAACCATGCTGTCGTACACGTCCCATGTGTACCGCTTAAACCCGCGCTCATCCGCGAAATCCCAAATCTCTTGGAACAGCCCGATGGGATGATGGAACGTGGACAGGACCACCACCATGAAATTCGGCTCGGACATCGCGCCCTGCATGGCGGCGGAGATCAACTGGTCCGTGTTGTCCGCCGACTGGCAACTTTCATCGACAATAAAACCGGCGTTATGCTTGCCTCGCGCTTGTTTTTCAGATGCGCTGATGATCTTCAGCATCACCCCGTTCTTGAACCGGGTCTCCCCCATCAACGGATCTTCTTGCAGGACCGACCGGGCCAGATCAGGAAAGCAGTTCCAGAAGGACTTGGTGTACTGGTAAATCTGTTTAGCCTGCTCGGAACTGCCCGCCATCGCTGTGAAGGACATCTTGTGGTAAATGAGGGACATCCAGATCAGGATGGCCGAACAAAGGCTCCCTCCCGTTCCACGCCCCTTCCACAGGATGGCCTGATTTGCCCGCCGGTAGAACATGTCCGACAGAAAGTCCACCATCTGCGGATTCAACTTGATGATGAGTTTGCGGGAATCCTTCAGGATCCATAATTGGTTCTGTATGAATGACCGCAGTTCCTTGTTCTGCCGGGCGCAGAATTGCTCGGGAGATTCGTCCGGCTGTTGGATCCGGAGAAGATCGGGGAGACCGTAGGTGCAGGGGTTCTCTGCGGAAATCCGCTTCTGGAGTTCCGAATCGATAACTGCCTTCCGGGTGAGCGCCTCGCGCATCTCCCGAACGGAGGATTCGGTGATTTTAATTTTCGCCGTCAAGGCCCAACCGCCGCAACTTCCCGACCTCCTCCTCTCTCGCCTTGAGGAGTTCATCAGTCGTCATCTTGGAATAGTCCACCGACAGGTTCATATCGACCGCCGCCCGGTCGATCACGCCGGAATCCATGGCGATCTTGATCCTCTCCTTCATCGCGTTCAATGCCGTCATCAGGAAGTTGTTCTTGGCGTGGGGATTCTCCGTCTCGTTGAACTGGAACATGGCCTCTTTCTCAATCTCCGCGATCTTCGCCATGATCTCACCGACCTCGGCAAAACGATCCGCGTTGACCGCCAGTTCCCGAAGATGGGTCTTGATCCACTTGGAGTCGTTGGTGATGGTGGTCCGGCTCACGCCCAACTGTCGGGAGATGGCGTCGTAGCTGATCCCCCGCATACTCAGGCGGAAGACCTCAAGCCGCCGCTCGTAAGTCTGGTGCGTCGGAGGTTTGCATGGAAGAGGCATAAGTCACCCCCAAAAATCAGCCTCATCCATTATGTATTCAAGGATCACAAAGGGAAGGGGAATTATGCCTGATGCCCCTTCTTGGACAGGCTCTTGGCGATATCCTGCTTCACAAACTGAACCGCCATGCTGTTGGCGGTCCCGTCCGGATAGATCAGCCGGAAGGCAATCGCCCGGTCAATCAATCTGCTCAACTTCGCCCGATCCACCTTCAGGAAATCAGCGAGCCGGGCGTGGTCGTACTTGACATTCTCCCACAGCCAGAACCATTGCTCGTTTTCCGCCTCGGGCACCGGAGTGCGGGGGGCCGAACAAGTCACGGGGATCATGGGCCAGATCACAATCAGGTTCCGAAGAACGGGGTCCCGCACCAGCGGATGGACGATCTCCGCCCGGTCCTTCTCCGCGCCCCTGAACCTCTGGATCACAGCCGCTATTTCTTCAGCCATCGGAGCCTCATCCCCATGTACATGTAGCACCACTCCGCCCGATCCGGCAGGACGATCTTCTTGGCCTCAACCACCTCAAACCCGCAATCCACCACGTGAGACAGGCACGCCTGTGTCGCCATGTCCGAGATTTTCTTGGAATGCCAAATCTTCCACTTCTCGGGGATGCCCAATTTCGCCCGAACCGACTTGGACATGAGCCGGACGGTCTTTATCGGCGCGTTGCAGTTGGTCAGGAAAACCGTCAGGTCTTCCCCCATGTAGTTCTCCAGCGCCGCGAAGTAAATCGGCCAAGGCTCTCCGTAGGGATCGATATCCAGAACGTCCGCCGACCACTCCACATCGCGGAGCCACCTCTCGGCGGCGATCTTCACCACCCCGCTGTCCACCCGATTCTTGTCCAGCCCGGTGTACTGAATCGGATAATGCCTGCGCAGGATCCCCCAGATCGCCTGCTCCCCCGCGCAACAATCAATCACCCGGTACGTCTTGAGGGGATACTTGTCCAGAAAGTACCTGCGTATCTTGATCTTCTCGTCCAGATGCCGGTTATCCGTCTTGACCCACCCGTTGAGCGGGGCCATGCGAATATGGCTACCGACCATCCGCCCCATTCCATCACCTGATCACAGAATCGTAGATCACACCCTCGGTCTTGCTGACCTGTTCCAAGAGGGAGGACACATCGGACCACTTCTCGGAGGGAACGGCCACCAGCGCCCAGACCATCTTCGGAGGAGGGCGCATATCAACCTCCTCGATGGTTGACTCCGCCTCGTCTTCCTTCCCCTTGGTCAGGGCCTCGACCAGCGTATCAGTCCGCAATCCATCGAGGATCTCCTTGTCGGTGATGCTATCGAGCAATTCCTTGAGATCCGGCGTCCACTCCCCCTGAATGTGGCCGTTGTTCAGGGCCACGCACAGGGCCTTCTCCTCGTCCTCATCCAAATCGACCAGCACCACCGGGACCTCCTCAATATCCATCCCCCGGAGGATGCTCAGGCGCTGGTTCCCGCCGACCACCCGGTTGTTCTTCCGGTTGACGACGATGTCCTGCACCATCCCGAACTTTTCGATGGAGGACTGCAACCCCTTGGCGGCGTCGTCGGAGATGCGCCGGGGGTTGTAGGGGGAGGGCACCAAGGAATCGAGGGGGAGGGTCGTCCGCTCAGTCTGTTTCATGCCCAGATTTTACGTTTTATTCGGTATTCGTAAAGAGGAAACATGGCCCCGGTAATCATAACCCCACTTCAGGCACTCATCATACCCCGCCCCGAGGAGCGCCTTCCTGTACTCCTCCACCATCATCCGGTGATCGTCCGCCGGGATAAGGGCCACCAATTTGTCCGGAGGGTACTTCGCCGTGATCATGGGGCTGTGCGGAACAAAACCGCTGAAGTGGAAGAACTTCAGCCAAGAATCCCCGCACCGATAGGCGGCCTGCTCCCTGCGGATGGGCCGGGAGGCCAGATTCCACCACGCCGCGTTGCACCCCGGGTCACGAAGAACATGAACACCATCGAACATCGCCGGGATCGGGTCCGCCCAGAATTGATCCACAAACAGAGATGGAAGTCTCAGATAGCCCCACTTGAACGTCTTGTGCCCAAGCCACCGAAGAAGGGAGTCCGCCTCCATGCCCCGGCGAAGCCCCAAGAATCCCAGATTATAGGCCCCCGTGGTGATGACATGCCGCTCCACGTCGTCAGCCAGATCCCCCGGAGGCAGGGGCTGGAGGAGATGCGGGGTCAGCACGATCTTGTGCGCCCCCAGCGCCTCCCACACAACATCCGTTCGATGAAAGAAATAAATGTCCGGGTCGTAGTAAACCAGCCGGTCAATCCCGAGAGTGAACAGGTGCTGGAGCAGGAAAGGCTTCACGGCGGTGGAGAATTCCATGATGTTGTATCGAGCCGCCATGTCCTGCGTGCCGGGAGTCCGGAGATCCCTCACGTCCACGGAAGTGAACTTCTCCTTGAGAAGGTCGAAACGTCCGGAGATGTCGTCAACGAAGAGGACGTAGACCTTCCCGCCGGGATGATGGCGGAGGTAAGAGGAGGTCAGCGCCCGAGCTTGAGCAAGAAAGTTGCGCGAGCAGATTGTGCAGATGGCGTCGATCATTTCTTGGCCCGAGCCTTCTTCCAATCCACGTTCCGATGACTCTCAAACCACGCCACCACACCCGCCGGGGCGTGCAGAGCGCGGAGTTCAAAAATGGCCGCATCCGTGGACATGCCCCCGGTGCGGACCTTCTCTCTCAACCCCAATCCCATTGGGCACGGGACGACCTTCGTGTTGCGCGGGGACTCCTTGTCCTTCTCCACGCCGTCCGCCTGCGTCATCGAACATCCTCCGTTTTGAGAGCCCGCTTCTTGACAACGATCTCCATGTGCCTGCAAGTCTGGCAGATCCACGCCTCCCGGTCTAGGTCTGTGCGACTCTCACGGATGACGGCCAGCACCGTCACCCGCCCGCCGCACTTTGAGCATCGTTTCCATGCGCCCATGACTCACCGCCGCCCATTTCGGGCAGTAGACAGCAGGTTTTTCGCACAGGCGAACTGGTCCCCACTCCACGTCCGGTTCTGCCCCCAGTATTCGACAAGGTTCCACGCGAACTTCTTCTCCCCGTTCTTCAGCCCGGTCAGGGCCACCGTCAGGAGGTCCGCAACCACCGCCACGATGTCCTCGTTCTCATCCACAAGGACCCCGTTCTCCACCCGGGAACGGAACCGTGCCTCGATGTCCTTCGGCAAGGGGAACCCGTGGTCAATGTGCTGTTTGACCTGAATCATGAACTCGTCCTCGACCACCGGCTCATCCATCAACGTGAGTGCAACCGCCGCCCCGGCCTCCCGCTCAAGGACGGACCCGTACTTCTGCGCGGCCTGATCATGATTCTGCGCGATCCGGTCGGCAACCGCCGCCTCGCGCTTGGCCTTCTTCACCCGTGGATCATGTCTTGGGTCCATCAGTTCATCCCCCACAGGTAACTGCACAAGTCCGCCTCCGTCCTCGGGGTACTCGGCCCCGGGGCCTTTGGGATCCCCACCAGCACGATGCCCCGGCGAACCCACCCCGCGATGGACTCCCCGGGATCCTTGGGAACCCGGTCAAGAATCCTCTGCCCCACCTCGACAGCCGTGTCGGAGGTCGTGGGAACATCAAGGACCTCGGCCACCTCCAGAAGCAGTTCGTTCATCCGGGCCATGGTTCCCTCCCTTTCTGACCCTAATAACATTATGCTCTTTTTGTCCACCGAATACAAGAACAGGTTGCGATCCTCTCGACCGCACCTGTTTCGGATCAGCACCCTTCCGCCGGGGGCCAGAATTTACGCCCCGCCCGGGGACGACGGCCCATGCTCTTCTCGGAGTTCCCAACCCGGGCGTCCGTACACATCGAGCAACGGACCTTCCGCCGTGGGCGCTTACGCCGTGGTCCCATCCCTGCCCCTCCTACGCGACCTTCCGCACGTTGACATAGGCGGTCCAGTAGACGTTCCCGGCGGCGTCCTTCACGCCGACCCGGGTTCCGAACTTTCCCTCCCCGATCCAGAAGACCTTCCCGGTGGTCCCGATGGGCACCTTGCGGCCCCGAGCCACCCGCACCGCGTCCCCCTTGTGGATCCGGGCGGCTTCCGCCGCCACTTCCCGGGCCTCCACCGCCGCCTCCCGCGCCTCTTCCGCCGCCCGCTCCTCCGCCGCCTTGGCCGCTTCCAGCGCGTTGAAGGCGGCGACCGCCTCGGGGTGCGCGTCGATCTCGGCGTAGGCGATCTCGTCGGTCAGCCCGTCGTGGTAGACCGAGAGGGCTTCGGACCCGTAGGACCCGTTGGCGTTGAGGATCACCGCGTACTTGGTGTTGTCCCCCATCCCCGGCACGGAGAAGTGGAAGGCCCGACCGAACCCGACCACCCGCCCGACGTGGCTGATCGCGCCAGACCGCAGGTTCTTCACCGCCATTTTTCTCCCTCCGACCGTTTCCCGTTTCCCGCTCCCCTCTCACCACAAGAATCATACCCCATATGCTCGTGTTTGTCAACCCTAATTCTGAAAAAAAATTATCGCCTCCGCTTCTTCCGGGTCTCGGGAAAGGGCCACCTCCCCACCTTCTTCGCCAATGCAAGTGCGGCCCGCGCCTGATGCGCCCATCGGTCCGCATGGTCACCCGGGAGCAAATCCTCCGGGCTGATTAGATCCGTCAACCCAAAGCAATTAAGGGCCTCCTTCAGCGCCTTCCGCATGGCAATGAAGGCTTCCATGATCTTCGGCATCAACTCGACGCACTCCTCGCACGTGGTGGGGGCCGGACGAAAACTAATGCACCGCCCGCAGACACGGCACTTGGTCGGCTCGGGCATCACTTGGCCTCCTTCCCGCCGCGAGGAGCGGCTTGTGCCTCGCAAATACGACACAGAACTGCCCCCTGATTGAGGGACCGCATCATCCGGCACCGTGCTGGATTCTCGCAGTCATGATCCAGAAACGGCTCCAACGCCTCCCGCAACTGCCCGATCACCCTGTCCGCCTCGTCTGCGTGGTCGAGGAGGGCGGTGATCGTTGCGCGGAGTTGCTTGTCCGAAATGATGGAGCTCGTTCGGACCACTTCACCCATCAGCGTCCGCGTTTCCTTCGTCAGTAGATTGCTCACGGCTTCACCTCCTCGCCAAGAGCGGCGTTGTACCGTTCACAACGCTCATGGCAACCAGAGCAAACCGCGCATCCCCTCAACGCCTCCCTCGCGGCCAGCAGATCGCGGCAGAGGGCGGGGACGTCGGTGCGGGAGTGAGAGATGAAGACCCAGTCCTCTGCCCTCGCCTCCGTCTTGTCTTCGTCTTCTTCCTCAAACGGTTGGCAGACCCACCGAAAGGTCTTGTTCTTTCCGACCATTATGTCCACAGATATCCCGCCGGTCTTGCCCGGATGCCCCACATCCCACTTCCCCGGGGTCGCGGCCTCGGCTCGGGCGAGGATGGCGCGGATGTCGGCGTTGGTCATGGCTTGATCCTGCATCCGTGCTTGTGCCGACCATATTTCGACAACGCCTCCCGCAACCGGGTGACGAGAGGCATCGCGTACTCCGCATATTCCGTGAGATCCCGTAGCAGGATGTTATCGCCCACCAAGTAGTCATCGTCGGTGAATGAATCCACCAGAACCCGCGCCTTGCAAAGATTGTCCGGCGTCAACATGGGTCAGTCCTCCGGTTCATAGGTGAGCGACAGGGGAAAGCCCCGCGCACCCGACAAGCTCTTGCATTGCTCGACGTGGAACTCGGCCCGCTCAAGGGTCTCCACCGTCACAAGGGCGATCTCGGTCTTGTGCGCCTCCATCATGATCTGCACGGCCTTTTCGTACTGTAGGTTGAAAACCTTGAGAAGCACCGACACCACGAAATCCATCGGGGTGAACGGGTCATTGTGGATCAGGACCTTGTAAAGCGGGGCGTGCCGCTCCTTGGGCTTCGTCACCGGGTCCTGTACGACAGGTTTCTTGTCCACGTCCGCTCCTAGATCCGGATCCTCGGCCCACCGGGGAACAGGGGGACCCTGCGCTTCTCCATCATGATCTCGGTTTCGCAATCCCGAATCAATCGGAGAAAGTCCCGGGCCTGTTCCTCTGTGGCCGAATCCAGCATTTTCTCCAACTCCCCGTAACGCCGACCGGTCAGCCGCTGGGCCGCATACAAGGCCACACGCGCAGTTCCACTCACTTCTTGGCCCCTCCCTTGTTTCCCGGGTTCCCGGGCGACGTGCCCGGACCGTCGTTGACCGGGGGATTCCCCGGGGGCTGGGGGTCCACGCCGTTGCCGACCCCATTGTTCCCCTTGGGATTCTTCTCCTTGGCTTCCTTGGCCTTCTTTTCCTGCTCCTTCTTGGCTTCCGCGTTCTTCTGCTCGGCCTTGATCTTCGCCTCCGCTACCTTCTTGGCCTCGACCTCGATCTGAGCCAGAAGTTTCTTTCGGTTCTCTTCCTGCTTCTTGGCGTTCTCGGCCTCGACGCGCTTCGCCTCCGCTTCCTTCACCTTGATGGTCTCGGGGGAATCATGCGCCCGATCCAACCGGACGTAGCCGCAACAGGTGAATCGTGCGTTAGGCACATCCAGCGTGCAACCGTCCGGGTCCTTGCCGCCGTTGTAGATGACGTTGGAGTACACAACCCGGATGACGTGGTGCTGGTTGTCCCTGATGGGGATGAAGAACCGGCTGAAACTCATCGCCGCCGTCTGAAGGTGCTGGGGGCGATACAGGCGGGCCAGCATTTTGCGCCCGTCGATGTAGACATCGCACCCATCGTCGGAGATCACCCTGAACTCGGTCGTCACCCCCGGGTCCTTGACGGAGAAGCACCCGATGAACTCCGTGACCTCCAGCCGCCGACTCTCATACGAACAGTTAATGAGCGGATTCGACACGGGCTGGGTCAGCCGCGAAATCGGCAGATCGGCGCTGGCCGCTCCGCAGATCAGCAGGGTCAGCAGGGTCCAGATGGTACGCATGATTTCCCCCCTTACAATGAATCGCCATTCCCACAATCAGATCAATCCACAGAATCAAAAGCGTGACGATCACGATGCAAAAAATCTGCCCGATCATGCCCTCTCCTCAACATCGTCCTGACAGCACTCACACCGAAACACGGACTTGATAGGTTCAGCCTTGTTGACCGAGACGATAGTCAGTTCAACCTGATCGTCAATCACCTGCTGACCCGTGAATTTCTCCCCGCAATCACAGCAGGAGAACAGCATGTCCGGCTTGACACCCCTTGCGCTAAGGATCATCGACACACCCTCCAGAGCGTCCCTATCCAAACCGCAGGGACCGATGAATCTCGCCGCACTCCGGGCACCCGAAAGTCAGGATATCCCGGCCCTCGATGTCCTCCTCGATTCCCTCAAACTTGACGTTGCTCTCTGAGACCATGTCCCCGGAACAGGCCAAGCGCACCCGAATCGGAGACGGAGGCGGCGGGCTAGGAGGCCCATTCGCCTCCTCCTCCATCCGCAGGAAATCCTCCGGTGCCAGATCCTCGTAGTTGCCGCCCATGGTTAGCCCTCCGAGTCCCGCGTCATCTTGTCATCCTTCCGCTGGTCGATCATCCGGTCGGCCTCGTAAGCCCGCGCCTCCTCCCGCGCCTCCAGCCGGGCGAGGGCCGCATCGTTCTGGTCGTCCTCGATCATCTCGCGGCACTTCTCGCAGGCGTCCTCGGGGTCCATCCCGTAGTCGCACCCCTCGGGGCAGGTCACCTCTCCAGCGCCCTCGCAGACCGGGCACTTGCTGGCGCGGTGAATCGGCCCCTCCTCGATGGATCCGCCCACGATCCTCTCCAACTCCCCGGCCCCGTCGCACACCCCACAGTCGTGCATGACCGGGCGGTCCGCGTTGCTCGTCATTTCTTTTCCCTCCCTCACACCGTCAACATCATACCCCGTATGGTTGCTTTTGTCAACTACTAATTTCAGAATCATGCGCTCTTCTGCGACTCCCGCCACGCCTTGAGCGCGGCCACCTGATCCTCGGCCATCTTCTGCGCGGCCTCCAGATCCGGCTTCCGCTCCCCGAGGACGTAGGGCGAGTAGGTCTTCCGGTCCCATACGTCGCGGTCAGACCGCTTCCAGTATTCGATGAACTTGGTCCACTCCTTGTCAGCCCACGTCGGGGTCCAGCAGGAGGACCGGCAGATGAACACTCCCGTGTAACACTCGGTCTTGTCCGGCATCCCGTACCGGATACTGGTGGGCCGCTCCGTAGTGGGGAACGACTCGGGATGGTCCTTGCGCCACTCGGGGTAGACCACGTGGTACTCCTTGAGCCGCCGCTCTTGGAGCAAATGCTTCGCCCAGTTCCCGCAATCCAGTTTGCTGTTGTCCTTCCTGTACCCGAAGTCATGGTGGGAGTCGTAGTTCGTGATCGAGAGATTGGACATCGCCCGCTGGTTGGCGGTCACCCACTCGTACATCGCCTTGTGACTCTCGCAGATCGCCAAGAACGCCGTGGTGCCACCGCACGCTTTCTGCCAGAACCCGCGCAATTTCTTGGGGTCGGGCCGGACGGCGTCCGTGGCGAGGGCGTGTTTCCCGAACATGTCGTGGTTCCCCGCCCGGATGGACCAGACGGCCTCGTACAGGAAGGCGGACTCCTCATGGTGCCCCCAATCGTAGCCGTCGATGTTGGGGAAAAAGAAATCCCAATCCACGGACAGGATCTTCATCATTGCTCCTCCGAATCAAGGACAGCCTTCATTTCTTCCAGCCATGGCCGCCCCTATGAAACGTCGTACCCGCAATCGTTACAGGCCATCCCGCTCATCCGCCCCCCGCACTTCAGGCAACGATGCCTGCCGAAGATGTCAAAGGCGTCCGACAAAGGCGGAGGCGGCTTCCCCCGCTCAACCCACCACCCATCGTGAAGAAGATCCCCAATATCCAAATATTGGGGATCCGGCTTGGCGGTGGCATCCTCCATCTTGAGGACCTCGGCATACCGGGCATGGGGCATCTCGGCAAACATCATTCCCAGCAGGTGGGCCTTTGCGTCCCCCTCGGTGCTGAACCATCGGTACTCCTTGTGCGCGGGGGCGTAGTAGGTTCCGAAGTCTCCATCCTCACCCAGCACGCACAGGTAGGACAAATCACCGAACTTCAACTTCACCCCTATGCCGAACATGGCTCCCCCGTTTCGGTGCCCGCCTTGGGCCAGTTCCCGACAATCTCCACCTCGATATCCTTGAGCCACTTCTCGTAGTCCGCCGCGAAGACCGCCCACTCCGCCTCAATCTGGGCGTCCGCCATCCCACGCTTCAGGCAATCCGCCCGGAAGGACTCCTTGAGATTCATGCCTTCTCCTCCAAGGGTTTCACCGTGATCTCGTACTTGATTCCGTCGTCGTAAGCGACCACCCCCCGCACCCCGTCCGAGGTGAACCGGCTATCCTCGATCTTCAGGACCCGGCGGATCACGGACAGGATCTGGGCGCAATGGGTCTCGGGGAGGATCTTCACCGTCAGTTTCCCGTCCGGATCGATGAATGGGACAATCATGCCGCCTCCTGTTCAGTTCCTTTCCCTAATCACTCCATAGGATATTATATACTCTTTGTCAACCCTGTCAAGAAGATTCGGGGGAAAAGAAAGGGAGGAGGCGGAAAGCCCCCTCCCCCCGGAGATGGCGGGACACCAGCGCAGGCTAGAACTAGATCGGACGCGCCTCTTTCATGCGAACACGCAACTCCCTGATCACGTTCTCAAACGCTTCCTTCAGGGTTTCGCCGTAGCCACGGGCTTCCACCCCGAACTTGGCGGTCTTCGGCGTGACCTTTCCGCAACGGATCCACACGCTCCGCTCCCGACATTCACTCTTCGTCATCGTCGCCACGGTCTTTCCTCCGACATCGAACCGTGCATTCCCCTCCGCCCATTACCCCACGCCACCTCCCCCCGGAGTATCCGGAGCATCGGGGTCCAGATTTGAATCGTTCCGCCAACACAGGCAGGGCTCCTTCTTGTGCCCGTGGCACCGCTCGCAGGTCTGGTCCTGATACCGGCCAGATCCATCACACAACCCGCAGGACCGGATATGGCTCCCCCAGCATTTCGGGCACGCCGCGCTCTGCTTGTTGGACACCCCGAAGCACCGATGGCAGAGAGCCGCCGGTTGCTCCGGGCGATCCCCGCCGTAAACCAGCGGGCGCTCGTACCGGTACATGCTATCCCGGTGCCCGACCTTCCCGCACGAATAGCACCACCAATGAAGCCGATCCTCCGGGGCCTGCTTGACCTCGCCGCTACACAATCCGCAGACCAGAACAACGGGAGATTTTCCTCCCGAGCAATCGGGGCACGAAAATGTGAACCCGATGCAGACCGGACATCCCTGACAAGCTCCCCGCTCCTTGCACACGGTTTCCCCTCTCTGGGCGTAGAACAGCCCAAAAACCCTTCCGGGCAAACTGGCTAAAATGCCGCCCCTCGTTTCTTTCTCGGGGTAGCCAGACGAATGGGAGCCACCCATTCATCGCTCAGGTGGGAACAGTTCCAAAGTACGCCTCGATACCCCTACGAGCAAGAACAATAAAAAATATTTTTCCAGCCCCGGTTTCCGAAGTCCAATAAACATCCATATCTACAACTATTTTCCAGAATTCAAAAACAGCGATGGCCGGGATTGCTCCCGGCCACCCTGCGGAGGACTGACGGTGGCATCAGTATGTAAAATTACTCAAGGTGCTGTAGGGCACCCAACCGTACTTCTCTCCGTACCGGATCAGCACGAAGGACCCGCTGTAATCAAGGATCTGACGAACCCGCGTTCCGATCCCGACCATACCGATGACCCGCCCATTCGGGGTCTCACGCACGGTCGTCACCTTGCCCATACCCTTTGTCCCACCGTTGCTCCGGTACAGCGGGCAGAGTTTATCGAACGACCCCGCCGCGCCGTAGGCGTAGGACCACCACTCCACCTTCTGCCCGACCTTGCAGACGAGGGCCAACTTCGTCCCGTAGCGCGACACCGTGTACCGCAGGAGGCTCCCCGGCTTGGTTGTGCCAAGAGTTTCGATCCAGTACACGTCGCCCACGCGGAGCCACGAACGGAAGTTCTGGATAAGGTAGGTCGTGGTGAACCCATCCTTGCCGTGGAAGAGGGTGAACTTGTACCAGCCCGGCTTATCTCCAATGATCGTGCCCAGAGAACAGACCTTCCCATCGCGGGGAACGGTGAGGGAATCGCAGTTCGGAGCGAGCTTGATCACCGCCGTGCAATCCTTGGGGGTCTCGATGACGGTGCCATTGCAGGGCCAGTAGAAGAACGGAAGGTCAATCGCCCACGCGGGCGAGGCCAGCAACAGCAGGGCGAGGATCCGCTTCATGGTTGCTCCCTCCACCTTACCCATGCATTATGCTATCAAAAACGTAAAACGATTGCAAGGGGATTCTGAAAAATTCTTACGGGAAGATCGCGGGCGCTCCCCCCATGTGCAGGTTGTAGTTCAGCGAATACTGCTCGACCGGAGGCATCAGGTTCCGCTGGGGGAACGCCGGGGACCGGGCACAGGCCATCCGATGAAACTCATGGATGGGGATCGGTCGATCCATCACAGGCATGGTCTGGATCACAACGACGGTCTGGACCACGACGACGACCTGCTGGGGCTGTTGATCCTGTAGGATCACTCCCGGGGAGTACGGAAACATCGCCTTGTGATCCGCCGCCGTCACTCCCGCCATCAGCAGAAACATCAGAATTGCCGTTGCCGTCCGCATGGTCCTTCCTCCTTTTGAGTTCCTCGCCATCCTTCATGAACGCAATGAATTCCGTGTCGTCCCGTTCGCACCATTTCGACCAGCATCGATCACAAATTCTCCAGTCGATATAGGTCATCGCGGGGGTGCCCCGGCACCTCCTCGCCTCACAACGATCCCCCACCCCCCACCCCCCTACTTCTCACAATCATGGTGCGACAGAATCCGGTGCTTGTGGCAGAAGTAGTCCTTCTGCCCGGCCACCGGGCAACCGGCTTTCGTACAGGTCCGGAGTTTCCAGCCCCACATCTCAGGAGGGTACGGCTCCAAGAATACCCAGACTGTCTCCTTGCATTCCGGAGCCGCGCAATGAAGAAGAACATGCTCAACTACCCGGCTTGGGTCCGCCATCCTTTTCATCCTCCAGCTTCGCGTTCCTAACACAATCCCGGGCCACCAATGCCCGCTCGGTCACCCCGATGATCCGAAGAATCATGCACCACGGCTCATGCCCCTTCACGTCCGGAGGACAGGTGCAGAGGTTGTACGCCTTCCCCTTCACGATGTCCCAAAGCAACTCGGTCATCTCTAAAAAGGAGGGGGTCACGTTCTCAAAATACCCCAGCATGTGGTCCCGCTCATCCATATCCTTCTGGTGCCGCTCCTCCTGTTCCCGTTTCATCTCACTCAGCCACGCCATGACCGCGCAGTCGTCAGGAAGACCGGGGTTGCCCGCATGAACCTCCCCGCAATGGGGGCTCTTGTCCGGAACCCAGCGGGGGCACTCCCGGTGCAGGCAGTCGATCTTTCCAACACTACTATCATCCATGCTTCTTCGTGTGCCCCGCGTACTGGACCAGCAACCCCCCGTACACCTGATTCAGGGCGCGGACCAGCCCCTCTTCCGAAGGCTCATGATCCCCGAAATGAATCGTCTCGGATACTACAACACCACACGCCGGGCAGGGAGAGAGGGAACACAGGACATCGTGTACCCCCGGATTCGCCCCCGGCAGTTTCCATACAAGGCTCGCCCTCAACTTCGGGGAAGCCACTACTCCTTCTCCGATTGACCTGCCGCCGCCTGTTGCTTTCCCTTGCAGTACCCGCAGGGGTGTTCCTTGCAATGGCGGTGGCGATACGCTCTCTCGCACTCCGGGTTCTGGCACAAGGCCGCAATCCGCCCCTCCACCGTGTCCCCGTCTATCGGCTCAACCATCTCCGCGAAGATTTCCCGCGCCTCCTTTCGGGAGGAGAAGACGTTGTATCCGCCCTCGTCGGAGTATCCGACCCGGTTTCCGCACACAGGGCACAGGGCGACGATAAATTTCTGCTCGACCAGCGGCACCCATCACCTCACTTGTCCAACCCCGCCTTCGTCACCAATTCCATTCTTGCCATTAATAATCATATACCATATGAGTAACTTTGTCAACGTATTTTGCAGAGTGGAGGTGTGGGGAATCGAACCCCAGTCCCAAAATTCGTCAACAGGATCCGTATCCGCTCACAGTCGCTGGGCCAGCAATAACTTTAAGGTCCGCTCACGGGTTGGCCGACAGCGACCTGCCGTGTCGTGAGCCCAGACCAGTCTCATTTTTCTCGCCGTCAAGGAGACTACCTCGTGACAGCCAGCCGATCATTAACGTCCCGCCCCCGTTATCGGCGTCCTCGGGGTGGACGGGCCGCTCTAGGCGGCCTTGAGCATGGGCTTGGCACCCAAATTTGGTCGGCTTGTTTTACGAGGGCCAACCGACCAACCCTCGGAGCGCGAACTCCTGCCTCGGAATCCGGTCGAAACCAGTTCACCCCCCAAAAACAAACACCACCCCGGCATATGCTCAACTGGTAACGCCCACGGTCTCAGGCTTCCGATGACGCTTCTTCAGGCCGTGCAGGATCCGGCGCAGATCGTGGGCGGGAAGCAACTCCTCCCCGCTCCGGACCAGATCACGCAGGGCCTCCGGGCTGAACCCGGGATCCAGCAGTTCCGAAACATCCCAGATTTCGTTCACCAGACGCACCTGCTCGGCGGCGGACTTTTCGGCGTCGGTCATTCCAGCATCTCCTTGAGAGGACCCTCGACCTCCGTGTCGCACTCCTCGACCTCTTCCAGCATCACCTCTCCGCCCGCACTCCGCTTGAAGAATTGGAGCCTGCTTCCCAGCATCCGCTTCCCGCCATCGAGCCGAAACTTCCAGCAGACAGTCATCACGTTCCGCCCATCCTCGGACACGGCCCGGAGGGTCGGAGGGGGCTCCTCGATGGGAGCCTTCTTGGCCCTCCCCTCCATCACCACGACTATGCCGTCTGACGCATTCTCCTTCAGGGTGACCCGGAGCCCCGTCCACATGTTCTGGAGAAAAATGTCGGCCAGATGCGGCCCCACCTTCTCAAACGCCACCTGCGCCACATCGAAGACCGGCTGAAGAGGAATGATCCCATCCACCCCTCCCCCCTTGCAGGGGAAGGCCACCGGGATGACATGGTCGTCCCGAATCAGCAGGGCCTTGGCGTTCCCGCAGATGTCCTCCACGATCTTCTTCGCGCTCTTCTTGTTCACGGGGCACTCTCCTTGTACCCGGCCAGTTCGTGGGCCGTCTTCTTATCCATCTTCAGCCAGACCTTCGGGCGATGATCATCAGGGCGGGTGAATTCCTCAAACTCCCTCTCATTGTAGACCAACGCCGCCGCCTCGAAAAGCCCGTTGTCCATGACGCAGATCAACGCCGCGCCGGGGTCAACCCTGTCGAAGGAGTCGGGCCTGTGGATGCGGACGGCCCCGCAATCCTTGATCAGATCCTCGGCCTTCCCGTGCGCGGCCAGCGGGCGCGAACCCGTGCTGTTCAGGTAGTAACCCATCGTTCAGTTCTCCTTTATTTGCTCCCCAGTCGGACCAGCATTGCCCGACAATGCTTAATCCCGATTCGGTAACCCTTAATCTCGCTTCGGTAATGCTCAATTCTTTCGCTTCTTGCCGCTTCGGGCAACTTTCGAGCGGGTGCCACCTTTCCGACTGGATGCTCCCGGCCCGCTGACCAAGCCCCCCATGCGTCTTCTTTTTCTTCTCTGGACATAGGGATGTCCGAGTAGAAATATTCTTCGGAAGAACTCTGATGTCCCGGCCCATGTTGACACGAAAACTTGTACCAAGGCATTTAGTCCTCCCCCTCTGCGATGACCTCTTCAGTCCGCTTTATGAGTCTGGTCAGTTCTGTTGCAAACCTCGGGTTGTGCTTCCACGTCTCGAATCCCCGAATCGCGCTCGGCTTGTGGCTGTAGACATGCTTCGTATCGAACCACCGCGCCACCCCTTGCCCACCCATCTCGGTCAGCCCGGCCACCATCTGTATCTGGATCACAAACTCGGTCTTGGTCTTCATGTTCAGTCCTCCTTCAAAGCCTTCAGCATGGCTTTAAGGTGCTTCTGAAGGCATTTGGCCCAGTCCTTTTTGCGGGTCATCATTGTGAAAGATGCAGTCAGTAGAAAGACCCCAAGTTTGTTATTTCGGTCTGTCTGCGGGAGCGTGAGGATGAGTTTCTGGACATCCTCCAGACCCATGAGGACATCCTTGTCCCCGGTCAGGATTACCACACCCTTCTCTGTTCGCGTGAATCCAAGTGGTAGTACGTGCTTCATCGTTCAGTCCTCCTTCTTCATCTTCAATGCCTTCATGTAAGTAAAACGGTTTACGCCTTGCCCGAGATCAACATTTTCCCGGTCAACTCCTGTCGGATCTGAGCTGAAAGGAACCGGTTATCGGTCTCCTTACTCTACGTTCTCGGCGATCTCCTTCCCGAACTCCTTCTTGATCTTCGAGACGATCTCCTTCACATCCTTGCCGCTCCAGGCCCGGAGGACGGCGTACAGATTTCCGACGTCACTGATGGCCTCCAGGTCCTTCTTCGACAGCCTGTGCGACGAGACGAGCAGGGCGTTGTCATCCGTTCCAGTGTCGACATCATAGAACAGGCCTTCCCCGCCGA